GTCGCGACCTCGTGAAAATCTGACACAAAAACGCAGTTTTTCAAAAAGGGGCGGGAAATCCTGACGAGCTCAGGAAAAACAAATGAGCAACGAGCCCCAACGACTGACGAACAAACAGATCGCCGCGCATTTCGGATTTACGACTGCACGGGCGGCGGCGCTCATCCGTGAAGGAATGCCGGTGACTTCTCTGGCGGAGGCGGAGGCCTGGCGTCATACGAGATTGCTTCGCGGTCAGCGTGGCGGCGTCGAGCAACGCGCGGCCCCGACGGTGAATCCTGCGGACGTGACTCCGGATGACGACTTCGACGAGACGGTCGAGCGGCATCGTGAACTGAAGGAGGCGGCGCGTATGGCCTACATGGCGGCGCGTGACTCGGGCGACCCTCACTCGAACAAACTCTACATGACTTACCAGAACGTCCTGAAGACGCTGGTTCAGATCGAGCGGGAAGCGCTGGCCCGTCGCATCGAGTCCAAGGAGCTGATCAGGACGGCCGAGGCCATGGAGCGGTTCGGCCGCGTCATCGGCGAAATCAAGGGCGACTTGCTGGGGCTTGCCAATTCGGTCGCCAGTCAGGCGAACCCCGACAACCAGGGGAAGGCGTTCAAGGTCATCGACGAGAAGGTAAACGCCTTGCTGAAGAAGTGGTCCAACTCCGCCGGCATGGTCATCTCGGAGATGACGGAACAGACGGTCAACACCAAGGGGGCGGACCTTGAAGCGTTCGGGGAAGAGGAATGAGGGCGGAACACTTCGAGCGGGACATCAGGCGCATCCTCGAACCGAACCCGTACCGGAAGCCCGTCGACTTCCTGGAGCGGTTCCTGACCCGCATTCCGTACTCGGCCAAGGCGAGCGGGGGCTTCTCCATCGCTTCGGCTCCTTGGCTGCGCGAACCGCTCGAGGCCATCTTCGACCCCGAGGTGCAAGAGATCGGGGTGCTCGGGGCCGTGCAGCTGGGGAAGTCCCTTCTGATCGAAGGCGCGTCCTGCATCATCCCCGTGAACGACCCAGGGCCGACACTGATCCTGCAGGACATCGACCGCAACGCCTCGGACTACCTCGAAAGCCGACTGTCCAAACTGTGGCGCTTGTGCGAGCCCACGCGGGAACAACTGACCGACGGCGTCCCCAAGGATGGGGTCATCAATTTCAGGTCAAACCCTTGCTGGGTCTTGGGGGCGAAGAACGACTCCAACCTTCACGGCCGTTCCATCCGCTACCTGTTCGGCGACGAGGTCTGGCGCTGGAACGAGGGAGCCATCGCAAGGTCTGAGCGCCGTGTGTCCGCGAACAAGGCTCGGTCGAAGATTGTCTTCGTCTCGCAGGGCGGCCTCGAGGGGTCGGAATGGGATTTCTGGTGGCGTGGAACCGATCAACGCAGCTGGACGTGGAAATGCCCGGACTGCGGGACGGCTCAGGCCTACGACTTCGCCCAGGTCATCTTCCCTCGGGAAGCGCGCAAGGCGACGGGCTGGGATTTAAAGCACGTCAGGAAGGGGACGACCTACCAATGCAAGGGTTGCAAGTGTCACTTCCCCGACAGCGTAAGCGTGAGGACCGAGTTGAACCTGGGCGGCGTCTATGTGCCGGCGAATCCCGACGCGGTCCGCCGTGGCTACAACTTCAATTCGTTCGTCGCCCAAGAGCTTGGTCTTTCGTGGGGCGAGCTGGCGGTCGAATATCTCGAGGCCAAACGCCACTTGGACGAGACGGGCGAGAATGGGAAGATTCGAGATTTCGCCATGCAGCGGGAAGCGCGTATGTTCAAGGAGCAAGCCGACGAAGTGCGAATCTCGGCCGGCTCTGGCAAGTACCGCATGGGCGAGGAATGGTCCGACGAAGGAGGATTCGTCATGGGCAAGCCTAAGACGGGAAGCGAGTTGTCGGAGGAGATCCGAAAGACTCCGGACTTCGTTAGGATGCGTTTCATGGGGGTCGACTTCCAGGCGTCGGGCTTCTTCTGGGTCGTCCGTCAATTCTCCGGCGACGGCCGCTCGCGGTTGTTCGGCTGCGGATACGTCATGAGCATTGCCGAGCTCGTCGAGATCGCGAAGCGGAACGAGGTCCACCCCGCCAACGTGTTCCTGGACTCAGGCTTCAAACCCGACGACGCGCTGATGGCCTGCGCCGCCCATGGATGGGTTGCGACCCGAGGCGACCAGAGAAACGAGTTCCCCTGGAAGGTCAGGACGCCGATGGGGAACAAGACGGAGATGCGGGCCTACTCCCCGCCGGTCGTCGAGTCGGTCGGCCAGAAACGATGCAAGCGCTTCTTCTTTTCTAACCTCCGCCTGAAGGATACCCTTTCGATGCTTATCCGCAAGGGGCGGCATACCTACCCCGAAGACGTACCCGAGGAATACATCAAACAGATGCAGTCGGAGAAGCGAGAGGTCAACGCGGGCAAGCCCGTCTGGGAGCAGATTGACCGCCGGGCGAACCACTTCTGGGATTGCGAGGTCATCATCACCCTCCCCGCGATGGCTTGGCGTCTGATCGGCAAGGCGGCCGATTTCGTCGACGACGACCAATCCCAAGTCGGTTCGGAAGATGGGACAACCTCGGTTTGACATCGTGCTGCCGACCATCAATTTCGGATCAGGCGTCGCGACGTTGCTCGGGCATGGGTTTTCTCGCGGCGCCTCGGGCGGGGCCATCGGCCTCGCCTGTTTCTTTGACTGCCGCGTTGACGCATGGCACGAGCGACCGGCTGTTTCCTCATCCTATCCCAAGCCCGCATCGAGCAGATTGCGGACAAGGCGGCCGAGCAACTGGCTGCTGGCCGAGTAATGATGAGTTACTCTGACTCCGGGACTTCCGTGTCGAAAGACTGGCCCATGGACGTCCAGACCGTCCTTGTGGAATGCCGCTACGCGCTACAGCTGAAGGACCCCCAGCAATATGGGGCCATCGACCGCGTCCGAGTCTATAACGGCCTTTGGAATTTCCGAGGCCTCTGAGTTTCCAATGGCTCCCAAGAAACCCTNNATCAAGAAACAGGTCCGCAAGGCGGTCCGTGACGTCAAGGCCTACGCCAAGCGCAAAGGCCTGAAGACGAAGTCCATGGGCGGAGGCGGCGGTGGCTCCGGCATCTTCTCACAGTTCGAGGGCGCGAAGTATTCCAACAAGCGCCAATGGGTGAACACCCCTTGGCCGGCGGACGCCAAGCGGACGATGACCACCTTCGACCGCCAGGAGCTGACGCGCAAGATGCGCTGGCTCGCGGTCAACGCCGGTCTGGTCCGCCAGATGATCTCGGACATGTGCCTTTACGCGGTCGGGGACGGTATCCGTCCGCAGGCCGCCACGGGCGACGAGGCCATTGACCGTCTGTATGACGAGTATTTCATGGATTGGGCTAACAGCCCCTGCGACATCACGGGCCGTTTCAATTTCTGGGAATGCCAGCAACTGATGAGCCGCCGCGTCGACATCGACGGCGAAATCTTCATCCTGAAGACTTACTCGAGCGACGGCCGCCCGAAAATCCAGCTCATCGAATCCCACCGAGTCGGCGCTTCCGCCGGCAACATGAGCGTACCCGAGAATTGCTGGGACGGCGTCTATTTCAACAAGTTCGGGGCGGTCGTCGGTTATTCCGTCATCCGATCTGACGGTACGACCAAGTACGTCCCCGCCAATTCCATCCTGCACGTCTACCATGCGGAATCGGCGACGGGCGCTCGGGCTTACAGCCCGATGCAGCATAGCATCAATAACTTGATTGATATTTTGGAAATCCTCTCGCTGGAGAAGGTCGCAATGAAAGTGCAGAGTGACGTGGTTCGTACGATCACCCGCGAGAACCCTCAATTCGACGGTTCGACCGCCGACTTCGAGGCCTTCGGCATGCGTCCGCAGGATTACCCTGGCAAGGTCTACCAGAACCCCGAAGAGGTCGGAGCGTTCATCGGCGGCAAGACCGTGGCCCTCGCCCCTGGCGAAGACCTCAAGATGGTCGAGTCGAACCGCATGGCTCCGAACACCCTCGGCGCTATCGAGTACCTCCAGCGCGACTCGGTCATGGGCGTCCTGCCCCCCGAGTTCGTCATCGAGCCCAACAAGGCCGGCGCGGCCATGCGTCTTGTCGTCGCCAAGGCCGAGCGATGCATCGGCGGCCGTCAGGACATGCTCAAGAGCAGGGCGAATAACCCGATCTGGGGTTACGTCATCGGTACGGCCATCGCCCGAGGCGAACTGCCTGTTCATGACAACTGGCACAGGGTCAACTGGCTCACGTCCCGCCGCGTCACCGTCGACGCCGGCCGAGAATCCGCCGCCAATCAGAAGGACGTCGAGATGGGACTCAAGACCATCAGCGATTCCTACGCGGAGATGGGGATGGACTACCGGCAGGAGGTCCGCCGCCGTGCGGCCGATTACAAACTCATTCAGGACACGGCCAAGGAATTCGGCGTCCCTCCGTCCGCCTTGTTCGCTCCGGCCAACACCCCGCTTTCCGACATCAACGACGCCGCCAAGACCGCCGAAAAGGGCGGCTCGACCGCTTCCGATTATCAACCCCTNTTCGGCAACGAACCNACCTAAATTTNCCAAATGCGAAACCTTACGAACGACCTCAAGGCCCATCGGCCTGTCCTGATCCTTCCGGCCATCGCCAAGGCCTTCCTTGAGCGCTGCGCGTCGGTCGACATCCCCCTCGGCGCCAAGGCCTCCGACCTGGACGGCATGCTGACCGCCATGTTCGGCGAACGCCCCAAGCTCGAAGTCTTCCCTCCCTTCGCGATTGTCCCCGTCAAGGGCGTGATCGGCCGAGGCCTCTCCGACATCGAGAAGGCCTGCGGTTCCTGCGACATCGAAGACGTCGAGGAGATGCTGGAAGAGGCCGAGCGCAACGGCGCGGTCAAGACCATCATCCTCGACATCGACTCCCCGGGCGGAACGTCCGTCGGCGTCCCTGAACTGGCCAAGCGTATCCGCGAATGCAAGAAGCAGACCATCGCCTTTACCTCTGGCGACTGTTGCTCGGCCGCCTATTGGCTCGGATCGCAGGCTTCGGAATTCTACGCGACGCCTTCGAGCTCCGTCGGCTCGATTGGCTGCTACATCGCTTATCACGACATGAAGGCCGCCTTTGAAAGCGAAGGCGTCATCGTCGACGTCATCAAGGCCGGCTCCCTCAAGGGAACGGGCATCCCTGGCACGTCCCTCTCGACCGAACAGCGCGCCATGCTGCAGGAAGAGGTCGACGAGATTCATGGCGACTTCAAGGCCGACGTGCTTCTTGTCCGCGAGTTCGCATCCGAGGCGGACATGGACGGCCGTCAGTTCTCCGGCAAGAAGGCCGCCGAAATCGGCCTCGTCACTTCCCTGGTCAACGGCTTCGACGAGCTGATGGAAACCCTCGACGCGGCCGTTGCCGCCCAGATCGAGGCGGACGAAGCCAACGACGAAGGCTCGGGCTCCCCGTCCAACGTCTCCCCTGAGTCCGAAGACGAAGACGAGGAAGACGAAGGTCTTTCCCGAATGGCCCACGCCCGCGCGCTCGCTGGACTGAAAGGCGTTTACGCCATCAAGGACGGCATCGTGATCCGTTCCGAGAAGTCCCCCGAAGAGGAGGAAGACGACGGCACGGAAGCCAACCCTAAGAAGTCCAAGAAGTCCAAGAAGTCCGAAGACGAGCCCGGCGAAGAGGGCGAGGACGAAGAGAAGGACATGAAGTCCGAAGACGAAGAAAAGCCCGAGTCCGAGGAAGGCGAAGAAAAGCCTGAGTCCGAAGACGATGAGAAGAAGGACGAGCCCGAGTCTGACGAAGGCGAAGAAGACGACGAAGAAAAGGATGACACCGACCCCGTGGCCGAAGGCGATGAGGAGGAAAAGGAGCCTGATCCGAAGTCTTCCGAGAAGGCCGACGAAGAGGCCGAATCCGGCGACAAGGCCGTCGACACCGACTCCGACGAAAACAAGGAAGCGAAGAAAAACCGCAACCGCTCGCGAGGGGTCGCTTGACTGCCGCGTTCACTCAATTCCAAACCATGACGCTCGAACAGTCCCTCAAGGCGCTTAAGTCCGCCTTCACCAGCAAGGCCTCCGAGGCCGAGTCGTTTGCAAAGGAGCTCTCCGCCGCCAAGGCCAAGAGTGAAACCCTCGCCGCTGAGCTCGAAGGTCTGAAGGAAGTCGCCGCCAACGCGGCCGGCTTCGTCGCCGAACGTGACGCCGCCGTGGCCAAGGTCGCCGAACTGACCAAGGCCCTCGCCGAAGCCAACGCCGTCAAGGCCCAGGCTGTTTCCCAGATTGAGTCCGTCGGCAAGGTCGCCGCTAAGATCGCCGCTTCCGTCGGCGTGGCCCCCGCCGAAATCTCCCCTGCCGACGCCGTCTCCGAGTCCAGCAAGTCCGACGAGGAAATCTGGACCGAATACTGCGCCATCAAGGACTCCGCCCAGAAGGTCGCCTTCTACAACAAGAACCGCGCGCGCATCCTTGCGCATGTCGGCATCAAGTAATTTTCACCCCAAACTCTAACCCAACCTAATCCCACATGAGCAACTCCGTTCTCAATCAGGGCTTGGCCCCCCAGTTCGTCGCCGCCGAAACGCTGCGCACCCTGGTTCCGGTCCTCGCCCCCCTCAACAAGATCGCCACGACCGACTTCAGCGCTTACGTCGCTGAAAAGGGTCAGGTCGTCCACACCCGCTACGCCGGCGCCTTCACGGCCTCGACCTACGACCGTGCGACCGGCTTCGTCCCTGCCGACGCCGTCTCGAACGATGTCGCCGTGACGCTCGCCGACCACAAGTATGTCGCGACCGCCTTCACCGACACCGAAGTCGCCACGATTTCCCTCGACATGCTCCGCCGCGTGTTCATCGCCCCGATGGCCAACGCCACCGTGAAGTCGATGTTCGACGCCGTCCTGAGCCAGACGACCGCCTCCAACTACTCCGGCATCTTCTACACCGGCACGAAGGCCAACTTCAACCGCGTCGCCGTCGCCAATGGCGCGACCAACATGACCAAGGCGAACCTGCCGTTCTCCGACCGCGCCGTGCTCCTCAGCCCCGACGCCTTCGGCCAGCTGCTCCAGGACCCGTCCGTCGCCCAGTACCTCTCCATCGGTGACACCTCGGTGATCCGCGATGGCAAGGTCGGTCGTCTGCATGGCGTCGACATCTACGAATACAACGGCTTCGCTGCCGCCCCTGTCGGCCAGAACCTCAACGGCATCGCGTCCTGCCGCGAAGGCCACGTCATCGTGACCCGCGTCCCGTCCGCCCCGACCACCGGTGGTGGCGAGCAGATCACCGTCCAGGACCCGGACAGCGGCTTCGCCTTCTCGCTCCGCTCCTGGTACGACTGGACCAAGGGCCTCAGCAACCTCTCGGCTTCCTGGATCATCGGCAACTCCGTCGGCAATCCGAACGCCGCCCTCCGCGTCGTCATCACCGACCTCTAAGCCGAAAGGTTTAAGTCCAGACGACAAGACCCCCAGAGATGGGGGTCTTTCTTTTGGGCGGGGTCATAGACCCCTCTGGCTGGCCCTAGGAGGCGTTTTGACTGCCGCGTTGAGCCATGGGCCTATTCGATGCAGAATGGGCGGCAGACGCCGCCGAAATCCTTGCGGAGATTCCGAAGGCCGTTTCCGTCCATCTGGGTACGGGGGCCGACGTGGCCTTCAACGTCCTAATCAGCCCCCCGATGGTCCAGCAGGACCTCGAGACGGGCGGTTTCCTCAACTCGACCTCTTTTGACGTCAAGTTCCTGCGCTCGGATACCGATGCCCACCCTGGCGTCGTCGCCTTCGGCAGCCTGATCACGTACGCCGGCAAGCAGTACCGCGTCGTCGCCATCAACGACCGCCCCCCGTCGGCTTGGATCATCGTCCGCGTCCAGTCCAAGGGCGGACCGGCCTGACATGGGGACCACGGCCCGAAAGGGCGTCACGACCGACGCCTCGGCCCTTATGGCGCATCTTCACGACTATTCCATCGTGCTCGGGAAGGACATGGCGGACGTCATCCGCGAACAGGCCGTCCTCTTCTGTTCGGACATGGTCAGGTTTTCCCGCCCGTTCGCCGGCA